ATGCGGTCATTGCGGCTCGATATTCGGTTTTACCGGCATTGTTGCGCCGCGCCCCGCAAATGGCGTCGGGCTTAACTGGGAATGATGACCGCACCAGTTATTGGCGGCGGCGCGCGGCCATGCCGAGATCGCCCGGTAGGATGTCCCGCTTAGAACGACGGTAATGGTCGGCGGATGGAAATGACATTCGGCCGGAGGTTCTTCCGGTGGAACGACGGTTGAAGGCTGCGCCGGAGTCGGGTCCCAGTAAGTGCAGGTTTCACACAGCGGCTGACTAGCGGGTGGCGCTTTCGGTTCGGCTTTCGCTTTGGCTTCAGGTTCCTTCACCATGCGCTATCTCCTATGTCCCAAAATTCTTCAGTGAATGAGTTCGCTCCAGTCGGAATTGACGTGGCCGGTTTCGGCCTCGATCTGGAGAATTTCCTTTTTGCCAAGCTCGCGCTCCAGCGCCTGCGCCGGTACATACTGCGACCAGCCGAAGCGGCATTGCAGCATGAACATGGTCGCCTTCAGCCCGATAGCGTCCTGCTTCTTTGCCATCTGTAGCATGTTGTTAACCAGCGTCGCTTCGACGACAGCGGCGGCGCGCTCCAACTCGGCAACAAAATGCCGCCGGAGGGTAAGCTCTGCGATCTTTAAAACATGGGCAATCTTCAGATATGGAATCGCGACTCCGGCCAACATCTCCACGATCTGCCGGTCCCGTATCGTCGGGATATACGCAGTCGTCTTTCGCTTCGGCTTCTCCGCCGGTTTCTTGATCATATAGGGCCATTTGCCCTCCGCCTTCGCGGCCGCGATTTCCTCATCCGTCATTTTCGGCCGTGGCACATAAGGCCGCTTTTTGGAAACCCGCTTCTTGGTTACTTTTCTAGGCATCTCTGGCTTTCCTCGTATTGACGCTTCAGCTTGATCTGACGCCGGACCATCCATGACTTGCGGTATTCGACGTCGTTGAACAATTTCGAAAACCCCGTGATGTGCTTCAGGCGGAGAAGCTCCTCCGCTTCCATCCCGAGTTCGTTGCAGATTGCTTCGTCCTGCCAGCCGTTATCCAGCATCTGAAATACCATGCTGGCCATTCCGGCGACAGAATGTTTTCCGCGCGCCCGGTTATGCCGGATTGTCGAGGCCATGCGGTCATTGATCGGCTTGTCGATGACGACGACAGGCAGCATCCCCTTCTGGCGCTCGCGCAGGTCGGCACTGTTCTTCGTGACGAAATAGCGATGGAAGCCATCGACCACGATGTATTCGTCCGCCTGCGGATCATAGATCGTGACAATGGGCTGAGTGTAGCCGTCATGCTGGATCGAGGTGTACAGCAGGCGCATCTCAATCGACGCGACCTTGTTCGGGTTGTAGTCGTTCGGCCGGACTTTTTCGAGCGGTACCCAGCGAACAGAATCTACCGGCTGATGCTTCATCGGCGACAGCCCGGATAGAATCTCGCGGGCTTCCTGCACAAACGCCAACTTGTCTTCGGCAGCCAGATAGTATTCGCGCAGCGCCTGCGCCATGGGCTTTCTTGGAGACAGCGGAAGGGATTGCAGCTTCGGCATCAATGGCCTTCCCACTTGTGAGCGAGTGCAGCCTTATCGCGCTTGCGGAGCATGAGTTCCTTAACCGGCAGGTCATGGGCCGACGAACCGACCTTCCTGCTGTATTTGGCATTGGCGGCGCGGAACTGGCCCATCATGGTATCGTGCGTGTCATTGGCCAGCACCGCCGAGATTTGCAGGCGATGCAGGCGCGGCTTGATTTCGTCCACATAGTTCGCGTCATAGCGGCGGAACATCTTGCGGAAATATTCACGATGCTCCGGCGGCGTCAGGTTATCGACAAGATGGTCGCGATACTCCTCCCATGACTTGAACATGAAGGGCAGCTTTCGCGGCCCGGCGAACTCTCGCTGCAGATGTCCGGCACAGTTCAGGCCCGCGAGTCTTGCCGTCAGACGGTTCCAATTTTCCGGCTCAACCTCCTGCATGAAGTACAGCATTTGGAAGGCAGTTTCGTGATGAACATTAGACACTCGCATCTTCATCGGCTTGATTCCGTACTGGTACATGTAGTCGTAGAGCTTGGTATAGGACCAGCCGTTATCGTGAATCGCCTTCCACACGTCGGTATAGGACCAATCATAGATCGGCGCGAAACTGTAGTGCCCGGCACCATGGCCGCCGCCCTTGTAACGGCGGCCCCACGTCACGCCTTTGTAGATCGCAAATGACGTCAGGCCGCGTTGCCGGGCTGGCGCTTCCTCGCAGCGGACCCCGCCGATATAGGCCGCAGGCTGGTCGCGGTATTCATGCGCCATGTAGGCCACGAACAATTCCTTGAAGCGGTCAGTGCCGTAGATGTTTTCCGTAATCGAGTTCGGCTCGCGCTCGCGTATCCACGTATCGCCTTCGCGCCAGCAGTGCAGCCATTCCGTCTCATGCGACGTCGCATTGAACAGCCGGATCGGGCATTGGAACCAGAGCGGTTCGACGCGCGGGTCGGCCATGACCTCGCGGATATAATCGATAACGCAGTCGGCTTCCGCCTCTTGGTCGATGAACATGGTCTTCAGCGGCAGGCGGTTGCGCTTCTCGGCTATCATGAGAGCGAGGTTGAAGACGACGGTGCTATCCTTGCCGCCCGAGATGCAGACAACGACGTTGGGAAATTCCTCGAACAGCCAGTCGATGCGCTTGACGGCCGCGTCGAACACGTTGTCGTCCTGAAAGACTTTCATCAGCCGCGCTCCAGAACGCTCTTGACCGAGGCCCATTTGATCATGAGCGGGATGATTTGGAACGGCAGAAGCTGCTGATGGCTGTCGATGGAAACCCCTACGTTCCAGCGAGTCCCTTCCTCCTTCGACAGGACTTGATGCGGCGAGTGGGAATCGAGAATGTAGAACAGGCCGCGATACAGGGGCTGTTCCACCTTGTCGATTCCACGGCAGACGATTCCAGAATCGACACGGACCTTCAGATGGTGGCTATAGCGCGGATACTTTGGATCGACGTGCAGCGGCGTGGAGTTCTTCACGGCTATCCAGTGGGGATCGTGTTGCAGGACCGTCTTGCCTTTCTTGTCCTTTGAGCGGCCCCATGTCTGAAGCTTGTAACCTTTCGTCTCAAAGATTTGGTTCAGTTCGTCGTCGATAGGGATAATCACTTCGTCCGGCAGTTCCACATCCTGCTTGAAGACGACGGGGCATGGTCGTTGGCCGGGCTTCAGCGGGTCCTCCCAGTCCACGTTCATGCCGCCGCTTCCTTTCCAAAGGTCTTGCTTTGCCGCTTCGTGCTGCGGCCCTTGGAGATAAGGCTTTTGAGCGGCAGGTGATCGACAAGGTTCGGGATGACGATCCAGTATTTCATGTGCTGGCTTTGCAGGAACTCGCCGAGCATGAGGTCGAAGCCGGTCGGGTCCTTCGCCAGCCGAGGCCAGCCCGGATAGAACTCGGCGACGGCGCGGGAGAGTCCGGCCGGGAGGTAGAAGCACTGGGTCATCATGAACCGGTTATCGAACCGGCTGCCGACGGTTTCGTCCTCCTTTCGCATGCTGAAGAACTGGACCACGTTATCCGGACGGGCGGCGATCTCCACTTCAAGGCGCGTGACGAAATCGTGGCACAGGACAACGTCGTCCTCCATGTGGACCGCCGGATCGTCGCCAGCCATACGCATCGCGGCGACGAAGGTATCCATGCCGTTGCGGGTTCTGTCGATGCACAGTTCGGCGGACGGAAGCTGCTTGCGCAGTGCCGCGATGTAAGCGGCGCGGACCGGCATGCCCCGGATGATGATGCGCGTCACGGCCCCTCCACGATGACGAAATCGCCGAAGACGGAGGCCCTGCCCGGCAGGAGTCCGTCAGTCCACGGATGGAACGGTATCAGGACCGAGGTTAGCGTATGCGTCTTGGGCCAATAGTTCGGACGATAGAACATCAGGAAATACCGGCCATCTGGAGCCAGCATGCCCGGCAGCCGCCCGGCGAGGTAGCGATGGTCAACGTAGCTTGCCGCGCCGAACAGCGATACGATAATGTCGAACTTCCAGTCGGTATAGAACGTCTCGAAAAAGGTGCAGACGGTGAGGGCGTCCGGGTGCTTGCCGTGCAGCACATCGAGCATGGCCCGGCTGGGGTCGATGCCGATGTAGTTTTCGAGGTTCGGCTTCAGGCAGTCGAGAAGCAGGCCGGTGCCGCAGCCTATGTCGAGGATGGTATTGCCGCAATAGTCGAGCCGCTTCATGACCGCTGCGTTCTCGGCGTGCGCTTCCGGGCTCTGCCACATGGCGTCGTATTTCGGCGCAATCCTGTCATACGGAACGTCGCGCTCGATCTTGGCCCGGTTAATCAGCACGGTGTACGGCGGCGTCTCACCCATCGTCCAGAACTTGCTTTCGTTGATGTCCAGCCGCGTGAACCAATTGCCAGTCGGTATGAACTTCTCGCGATAGCCGTGGTCGCGGATGTACTGGACGGCGGACTCCCAGCTTATCTTCGCGCGCCAGTTCTTGCGCAGCGTGTAGTGATGCGGCCATTGCGGCATCGTCTTGGCATAGTTCCAGTCGCTGTCATGGATGAGCGCTTCGGCGACGTCCTGAAAGGTCGGCAACGGACCATCTTGTGGCGTCGGCTGCGCCTTCACTGGCATCTTCGGCGCGCTCCTAGGCATCGGCTGAACGTCGCTTGTCATGCCCCGTCACTGGTCGAGATGAGCCCGGTCGATGGTGAAGATGTGGTCGCAGTTCGGGCACAGCACCTGCGCCAGCGTCTGCTTCGCCGCGCCGTTGATGGACTCCTGCAAGTCGGCCCCGGCG